CAGGTTGATGCCGAATCCCCGGAGCAGTTCCGGTTGGGTGAGTGACTGCTGCAATTGCAGGTTGTCCCGAACGCTTCCCGCTCCCGCGCCTATAAGGACCAGGGGCAACACTGCGGCGAACAGTTCCGGTTGCCGCTTGATCTGCTCGTTGATGATCGCTCTCCACTCAAAGTCCGGGAAGTCCTGCTCCGCTCCATCGACAAATTCCTCCACGATCTCCGCCGACAGCAGTGGCGCCACATCCTGAAAGTTTTCCGTGGTCATCTCTGCCACCGTTCCGGATGCGAGTCTCTCCAATCCTCGAACGACCCGTCCCGGGGCCGTCGTGTTCCATACCCACTTATTGAAAAAATCCGAGACGATCGGTGCCTTTCCCAGCACGATCTTCGCGTTGATTTTTTCCGCCAGTCCCTGGAACGGTGCCGCAATGAGAGAAGCAGTGTGCGCGTTTTCGTTGGAGAGTCCCATCTCCTTCAGTTGGTAAAATCCCTGGTCTGCCATTGCCGCGGAGTTCACGACCATCCCCACGTAGGGGACCATTGCCATCGCAGTGTAGGGAACCGATCGGGCTGCATCGAGTAGACCCTGCCCAAGTAGACCATCATGCCTCGACGGGTCGACGACTATCTCCGCGGTCTTCCTCATCTGGTTGTGGATGTTGAGCAATTTCTGCTGCCTTTCCAGTTTCTCGATGCCCTGCTGGATGAGTTCCGGGTCTGCCTTCGATCCAGGCCGGACATCGATGAAAATTTTCTCATCCATTCCCGCCCCGCTCCGCATGTAGGAAAGGTCGGTGATGTCGTCGAGGGTTTCCGGAGTCCCGTAGAAAAGAGGATTCTCCTGCTTCAGGTAGTTGAGCTTCGCCTGGATGTCCGTCCGTTTCAGACTGCTGACCGGTCCATACCCCAAGTCCTGAACACCTCGCCCGAAATTCTCCGCCAGTTTCTTCCCGTAGTTCTTGTCGACGCTGTCGGAGAGAACATCGAAATTCCCGAGTAGAAACCTCACCCTGTCCTCCGGCAGGTCTGCCCATCGTTCTGCCATCTCCGCGTAGGAAGAAGGTTTCTCGATTTTGTCTCGGGTCCGCCTTCCGACTTTGACCTCCCCAAGAACCTCGCCTTCCCGGACTCCGGTCCTCAACTCCATCTGGTCGTGCGTCCAGATCATGAGTTCCCGCTCTTCGTTCGTCAGGGATCCGTGAATCTTTTCCCGTGCCGATTCTGCGATCTCGCCCCACTTGCTCTCTCGACCTTCGTAGAGCGGATTTCCTGCGAATCTCTCCTCGAGCAGTTCCGCCGTCCGGATCGCGTCATACCCACGCACCCCTGCCTCCCTTGCTGCCTTCAGGATGTCGTTGTCTGAGAAATCGATGTCCTGCCCCAGTCGATCAAAGAACGCAGGAGCGTCCTCGATCTTCTCGCCGAACACCTCCTCCGAATACTGCGAGATCAGGTCGGGCAGGTATCCGTCGATAATGTCGTCGGTGATTTCAGGGTTTTGCGACTGGAAGTATCTGCCGGTGAAAAACGTCTTCACTGCATCCTTGTCTCCCCGGAAGGATTCCTCGATCTTGCCTGCCTTCTCTGGGTCGAGTCCGTAGGTCGGGGATGTGAACGCTTTCCGCGCCTCTCCGAACGCTTTCCGCTGCTTCTCTTTCGCCGAGTTCGGGAACGCTTTCTCGCCCAGGCGCTTCTGCTGCTGGACGTATTTGCTGACCAGGGTGGTCGCCTTCTTCTTGTAGTTCTCGTCGTCTGTCTGGATCCAGAGTTTCTGCGCCGCCACTGCCTCCTCTTCCGTGATCAGGGACGGGCCGGCCGGCGCCACTTGTTTCGGCTGAATGATCGGCTCATTTTTTTCCTTTTCCCTTTCGATCAGGTCGTCCGGACTGGGAATTGTGCTGAAAGATTGCTGTGGCATGGCGTGTCGTCCCGTGAAGTATCACCCCTGCGGGAACAAATCTCCAGTCAGATCTTGCTCCTCTTCCTCGTCTTCCGGAAGGACGATTCCTCCCGCGACCTCTTCCCCCGGTTTATAGTCGCCGGAATAGGTAACCGTTGGAGTCCGAGGTTCGGGTTCCTCACCGGGACCGTCTGCATCGATCGGAAACGCCATCGGGTCCGCTTTCGCCTTCAGGTAGTTCTCATGTCCCCCGGCTGCATACATGTCGAACGCTTCGCTCCATAGTTCATGCGGCATGTTGTTGCCGCCTTCATGCTGCGCCTTTTCCATGAAGAGCATCATCATCATTTTCTTGTTCCGGACGAAAACGTCGTCGATGACCATGTTCGGGTCAAATCCCTTGGGGATGTTATCCCACCCTTCGTTGCCGTCCCGCCACTTGTAGAGGGCATCTTTCAAGGTCATGCCTGCGTATTTCGACGCAAATAGATCCATGTTCGCGGCTGCACCGTGAACTGGGGTCGGGAACAGTGCAATCTTGTGACCATCTTTAATGATGCCGTATCCCATCGTCGCGTAGAGGTTGTCGCGTTCCCGAGGGTATGCTGCCCCAGGATTGTTGTATCGGACGTTTGCGTTGACCCCGTTCTTCGGGATGTCGTTCCGGACAGTGTGCTGGTCCTGCCTCACCTCGACATTCTGCATCACCTTCATCAGGTTCTGCGGACCCTCATACCTGACTGGCTGACCGTAACCGAATCCACCTTCGCCGCCGGAGATGCGTCGTGCATTCATTACGCGAGATCCATAGAAGTCGTTCGGATCTCCCATGTTCATCACCTTCCGTTTCACCGGTCCGCCCTTTGTGTTCCGACCGATCATCTCGACGGCACCCGTGCGAGGGTCGACAGCGGTGACGAGTTCTACATGCGTCTCCTCCCGTCCGTGAGTGGCATTGTACGTATCGCGGAAGAAAACCAGGTCACCTGGCTGGACTCCCTGTGGCGGGACATACGTGCCGATCTCGTCTCTGTTGAGTCCGTAGGCGAAGGTTGTCATCTTCCCGCTCATGTTGATGCCGGAATCCTTCATCACGTTGCTGATGAAGTCGGCACACATCGCAGGGGTTCCCTGCTTGTAGTGCTGCCCCTCCCATTGCATTGCCGTTTGCAGTACTCCTCCTGCATGCATGCTGGGTGGTCCGAACTGCTTGATCGAGCCTGCATTGTTCGCCGGAATCACCCCGCTCCTCGCAGAGTATCCTCCCACGGTCGCCTGCCCAGTCGAGCGTAGACCGCCAGACGAATTGTAGATCTCCTCGGTGTTGAATGTGGGAAGAGGTCTCATCGATGGCGACGGTGACGGGGATCCTCCCTCCGCCGGAGGCAGTTCCTCCATTGTTGTGCCGGCCCTCTTCAGGGCATCGTCGACGAGTTTCATGGTAGCGGCCAGGGCATCGTTGTCTCCCTCCTCTGCCTGCTTTGCTGCTTTTTCCATGAGCGAAGCTGCGCCCTCCGGTTCTTCGGGTGCCTCACCTGCCGGACCGTAGTATTTCATCCCTCCAGGTGCTGCCTTGTCCCCGAGGATTTCCTTCGCCTTTTCGCGGCCTCGTTTCTGATCGATGCCGCCGGCGCCGCTTCCCATCGCGTCCATTGCTTCCTGCATGCTGCCATACTTGCCACTCTCGACCGCTTGTTTGAATTCCTCCTGTGCGTTGAGATAGTCCTGATACTGGCGATTTTCGCGGTTTCGGTCCGTTACATATGCCTCTTTGTCTCCATTGTAGTCCGCTTTGTTCCGGACCTTTTGCTGGTCCTCCCATGCCAGGTCGACCTCGACCATTGTGCCGCCGGTCACGTTGTCGATGTCGCCACCACCGAACCACGCGCCAACGAAGTCACCGAATCCTCCAGGAAGAGTGATCAGGTTCTCCCCTGACTTCAATTCTTCCGGAGTCGCCGGCCGGACGAATTTGGGACGACCTGTCAGCGGATCGACAAGTTCCGTCATTTCGCTAACATGCACCCTCCCGCCATCGGTGACGTAGTTTCCGAACATCCTGCGCTTGAATTCCGAATTGGCATCCGCGGCGTTGATCGCTTTCGCGTCTCCGTTCTCCTTCGCAAGGAGCATGGCGGAAAGGTCTTTGATCTCTTCGGCTGCCATGCCCGAGACTTTCATGCCCATCAGGATCCGGCGCTTACCCATCCCTGACTTGTCCACCTTCGGATCCCACTCCGAAATCTGGCTGAGAAACTTGGTTCGCCTCTTTGCTGATGCCTCCAGTCCTCCCGCCATCCGTTCATTCAGGATGCCCTGAAAATAGGAATCGATCTCCAATCCTTTTTCCTTAGCGAAAGAAATTGCAGCGGCCGGAGTTCGGATCTCCCCCTCCGCAATGAGGCGCCCCGCTTCCTCGAGTGGTTTTTCGATCGATTGTAGATAGACGTTGTCGGCTGCCTCCAACAGGCTCTCGCGCGCGCCTTCCGGAAGGTCGGGCCAATTCTTCGCGAATCCATCCGGACCCGGTTCACGCAGCATGCGGGAAACCTTCCGCGCCTTACCTTCTTCGATCATTCCGCGGATGTCCCTTTGCGCCTGCCCTGCCTTGTAGGTCTTATTCAACTCGATCTCGAGAACCTTCTTATCGTTGTCGTCGAGAAACTGCGATGCCCGGATCTTTTGCAGACCTGCCTCGAGTTCACCCTGCTCCGCAAAGATGAACGACTCCTCCTTGATCAGTTCGGTCTCCCGTTCGGTGAGAGCTTCCTCAAACCCCTGCATAGCCTTGTCTCGTTCCTCATCGGAGAAGATACTGTTCTTGTGAAGTCGATCGATAATCGCAATTCCGCCGTTCACATTCAGTTCCTCCACAGCAGTCTGGAGGTCCAACTCTGACGCTTCCCTGGCCTGCTCGACATTCGATCTGGCTGCATCGATAGCGAGCGTTCCCCGCCCTTGGATGTATTTCGCCTCAATCGCGGAGCGGACAGCGAATTCATTGTCCTTGCTGAACTGTAGGTCACCGGTGGTCAGGCTCTCGTTGTAGTCCGACATGCGCTTGTCGAATTCCGGCACCCAGTTCTCCGGCGCCCCAGGGTTCTGCGCCCTCCATTCCTCAAACCCGTTCACGACCTGGGCATAGCCCATCTTCACCTTGTGTTCATCCCGGATCTGTCGGGCCGCCATGTTCGCCTGCTTGAACTTCCCAAATCCCTGGAACATCGAGCCGACTGCGTTGGCAATCGACTGCAATCCTTTCGCCTTTGCGGTGTAGATTTCCTGCGGAATCAAAGGCATTTGAGACTTGTCCCCAAGAACCTCCAACTGCTTCGCGACCTCTGCCATCGCCCTCTCCTCACCGGAGAAGTCCACTCGAGGCAAAGCGTTGTCTTCTGTGGGCATGCTGCCCCCTGTCGGAGCGGATGCTTCTGCTATATGCTGGGGGATGAATGCCATGGTCAACCGTTATTGAGGAATGGAGAGAAAATCGAGTCTGGAACAACCCCATCGACACACGCTCCGAATACGTACGACTTACCTTCGACGACCATCGGAATCTTCAAGACGGTCCACTCCTTCGCTGGGTTCTCCGGTCCCTCCGGGTAGAGAACCATCTGATTCACCTTCTCTGTGAAAACCTGCCCGACTCGAGCCTCGACTACGTGCATGTCGTTGGCGACATACTTCGCCGAGACTTCACTTGGATACCTGCGCAGGATATTGATAGGAGTCCAGAAATTTGCGCGATTGATATGGAATGCCGTCGAGTATGCGTCATTCAAATACCAGTTGTTTTTGCCGACCTCATGCAACCAGGCAGGGTAAGGCATCGAATTGAACACTAGCTCGATCAGTTGCTTGCTATCCTGCGGGACGCTTGTTACCTCGAATCTGCGAAGAAGATCGCGGACCTCTGCGTTTTCCTTTCGGAGATCCCGGTTTGCCTCGTAGAGCATCTTCAATTCTTCGGCCTTTACTTTGCTCTCAGCCCGTAGTGATTCCAGTTCCCGAGTGAATGCCGTCAGGTATTTCTCCTCCAGGGTTGCCGCGGACGCTTTAGCTGCGGTTTCCACATCGGCGCGGAAAACGTAATGGTAGCCGATCCAACTTGATACCAAGCTGATGACTGCGAGCGCGATTGTGATAACCGTCCCCTTGATTCCTTTTTTCACCGTGTCGCTCATGGTTGTGGAATTGCCCAGTTTACGTAGACGAATGTTCCGTCTGCTTTATCTCCCACTCCCTGACCTACCATCACCCCATCTGGAGTGACAAGCGATGCGCAGGAATGCAGGAATAGTGTGGAGATTAGAAAAATGTTTCTCATTAGTTGTACTGATAGACTGGCATCGTGTAGCCGGAAACACCAACGGAAGTTGGCGCCGCAGATGTCTGTGCGGCTGACGACCCGGATGGCATGAATCCCTGGAAACTTGTCGTTGGCGCTCCTCCAGAGGCACCTCCCATCACGCCGCTGATCATTCCACCGATTCCGGAGATTGCGCCGGCGACGGCATTGGCTGCCACACCGTCTGCTTGTGCCTCCATCAGTTGCCGGTTGACCATAGCCTGACCGACATCGGAAGAGTATTGCGCCCGAATCCCTGACTTCTCGAGGTAGTTGGCGAATCCCTCAAGCTTTCGGGTACGCTTGAACGACCTCCGATTTGCTTTCAGTTTGTAGCGACTCCACTTCAAAGCATACTGCTGGTTGGCTACCTCACTGAGTCCTGCCGCCCGATTGTAGGTCATCTCATCGTAGAGATCCCCCATCGACATGGTGAACTGCTCCGCGGAGTCTGCGATGACTTCCGCTCCACTCAGTTCCCCTACGGCACCGGATGCACCGATGACCGCTCTCTGCGATCCCTGCATGCGCTCAAACGCTTCCGAACTCCGATTGATGTTCTCACGGTCCTGCTCCGTTCGGTATTCGATTTCCTCCGAGAGTCGGCGAATATTCCTCCGCCGGCCCATGTTCTCCATTGCCTCGAATCCGAAATTGATTGCGGTCTCGAGATACCCGATCCGTTGAGCCGCGCGTCTGGTTAACGCTCCGGCGATTCCGAAATCACGCCGTGTTTCTGCGTTGTCCAACTCCAACTCGAAATTGTCTGCTGCTGCCTCTTCCAAGGCTGCCGCCTGACCGAGTCCTCCCGCAAGACCAATAAGTGCTGATATACCTGAAAAGATCATTTTCCGTCTACCATGGTTTTAAGTGTGAATGCCGTGATTGAACACGGGAAGGGCGAATCTGTTTGGAATGTGGTATCAATCGACTGTCTGGAATCGGCGTTGATCTGAACGTCGTCGATCTGACCGGTAAACCAGGGTTCAGCCTCTCCCATCAATGTATCATAGTCTCGCAGAAGAAACTCAGTAAAAGTTCCCTCCGGGTGGTCCGATACCTTCAATCCGAGAGTTTTCCAGACGTTCACCGAACATCGTTGAGTGAGAAACTTCCGGCCAAGTGATGTGCCGGTTTCGCTCCCGAGTTCAGATCGGGTAGGCTGCATCGTCGAGGTGAAAGGTAGTCCAACGACAACCCTTGTCGCCTGAGTCGACAGAACGATCTGACCACCTGTGACCACCTGTGCGGGTATCTCCGCTCCGTCTGCCAGTCCGGTGATCGTCTTGCCCTCCAGGTGACTGAATCCGGAGAAGGTAGTGGTAGGCGCCCCCCCGTCGACGGTGACCGCAGAGTCCACGTAGACCACCGAGGTAGTCTCGTCGTCCTCCAGTTTCTCGAGCCATAGAGGATCCAGCCTCTCGAGATAGTAGACGGTCGACCCGTTCACCTCCCTCTCGACTACGACCCAGACAGAGTCCCCCAGGGCATTCTCACCGCTTGTGATCGCGACAGACCTGACCAGTCCATCGGTGACATGAGGCGACCACCCGATCACGTTCTGCGACTGATCGATCGTCATTGCGATGAGTTTGCCGTCGTTGGTAACACACCACAGGATGGGGTCGGGTTGCACCTGAAACTGGTATTCCTTCACTCCGTTCCTCACCAAGTGTTCTGCGAGTGCGGTCAGGTCGTCCGAGATCCCGCCCTGCTCCCCACCATACTGAAACTGGCGCAGCTTCTTCTCCCCTCGCTCGAGTAGGACCACCGTGTCGGAAGCAATGATCGGAGTCTTCTGTGCCGTGCCGATCCTGGATTGTCGGCGGACGAAAATGTTCCGGGGCGTGACTGGAGTCTGCTCACTGGTCAGCAATGCCCATTCTTCCGACTGCGTGAAGATGAGGAGAGCGACATGCGACAGCATCGACTGGATCGGGGAAGAGTCGTCAGCCGATAGCGTGAAACCGATCGCGTCGTCGTCGTAGGCACCGTATCGAAACCACCGGAAGTCGTTCGTTCGGGAGAGCCAAGTCGTATTTGGCTGGGCGTTTGTGCCGGCGAACACCAAGCGTTGCTCATGAAACGTGCAGGCCCGTGGGTATCCGGTAGCCGGCGAGAAACTTCCCAGTCTGAATATGTCGGTCGCTCCGGTTCCGAAAAGTGCCGTCTTTACCGTTGCGGTGCAGATAGCACGATCGGTCATCGCAGTGATTTCCGCCCATCCTGTGTATTCGGAGTCTTCTACCTCCAGAACCGCGGACGGGTTCCCCTGGTGGGAGACCGTTGTATAGGACATCCGGATCTCACTTGGTTTCTCGCTTGTTGCTTTCCATGCGATGTTTCGCAGAGCGTCTGCCGGTGACTCGAACGACCGAATCGTGTCCCATCCCCCGTTGAGGTTCTTGACCTCCACATCCAGCGACCCCTCCCATGTCCCATACGTTGTCAGGGTGTAGTCTCCCACTACCGTGATGGAAGAGGAATCTGCCGTTGCATCGAGTGCAAGGGTCTCCGAGACTTGAGGCCGCCGGTGCGTCACCTCAACTGCCATTCCGATGTGGTCGTTCAGAGTAGGAGAGTCGAGGAAAACATCGTCAGAAAAGGTGAGAGTAACACTACCGGTGGTCCCTGATGCCGTGACCGTGATGTCCGACTCGTTGCGTTGCCTCATCGGCGGCCAATCAAACACCGTCTCGACCATCGTCCATGAATCATTGCCCGACCCGTCGACCGTGAGAGTCAACTCGTAGGGTGGGTGATTTGGGTGGGTGAAGAATGCGATGTTGTTCAGTTGCTTCATCTGCACCTCGAACAGTTCGGTCTCCAGGTATGGGGTCGTCAGGGAGACGCCAGAAACCTTGGACCCGTCGTCGTCCCAGACCTCCATCTTCAGTGCGGAGAGTTCAAGGACGAACTGCCTTGCTGCGGTCGGTCTGAATGCAATGAGTCGTGCGTTACCTAGCAGGGTGCCTTCGTAGAGCATCCCTGGCCGGCGTTGAGCTGTGCCGTAGATCCGCGGAAAGAAATTGCGAAGGATGCGGCACCCAGTTGGAAACTTCGGGAGGTCTCCACGGGTATCAAGCAGAGGAGAGAATTCCCCGGCAGCACAAGAGTTTCTGAGAATGTGGAGAGCCATTATCGTAGATAACGAATGATCTTGTTGCAGATGTAGGACGGTTGGAGGTTGTTGTGAGCTTCGACCGCATCAATATTTCCGGAACCGCTTGTGGTTCTGTTGTCGGTAACAATATCGTTATTTCGGGCCTTACCACCATTTCCGTCTGCGTCGGTTCCCTGGTCGTAGCGGTCCACGTAGGGGTGGGTATGGTTCTGGACTCCCGACTCCTGACCCGTGAGCAAATGCGCGTCCTCGCCGAACTGGTGATTCAGGTGGATGGTGTTCTCCGTGCCGATGACTGCTGCATCAGTTCCACCCATGTTTCCCCTCCCCACTCCGACCCGATCGCGACAATCCGGAACATTGAATGTCGTCGACCAGGAACTGCCGGAAGACCCGATCGCAGTTATTGCGCCAGGGAAGGCACTGTTGAGGGGTGATGTGACCGTCAACGTCCGGTCAGTAGGAGTCGTGAGTACAATCAACGGTGCATGCGCAAAATCGGAGAACCCGACCGCAGAAGTCCAGCCTCCGGTGAAACTGGATGCCCCGGACATAAACATAATATCACCCACAACGAGGGTATGCGGGAAAGATGTCGTAAGCGTGGTTAATCCAAGCGACCACTGAACAGAGAAAGCTTCTATGTCTGAGAATGCCCCGACTACCTCACCCTTCCCGATCTCCCGAGCAAGTTCCGAATACCCTCCACTGAGTCTCGACGAGTATGCCGATCCATCACACCAGAGAAACTTCGGAGGGAGGCGCCATCCGAAATGCTCCTTGCCCTCGCCAATGATATTGTCATCGAGCCGGCGCTCTTCTGATGCAGGCTGACTATTTGGAATGGGGGATAGCGTCTTCACCAGTCAGAGTCGAAATACCCGGTTCCATGCCGAGAACGTCTGCTCCATGTCCTGCTGGTCGCAAATGGCGGGATGACCTCCGGGTCGTCTTCCTGCGCGTTCGTTTGCTGTGCTTCTGGCAATGCCATCTCGCTGAACTTCGCCAACAGCATTGCCTCCTTCTCAGAGTCTTGCGTCAAAATCTGGGCAAGCATATGCCCCAGTTTCAGGCTGAATGCCTCGATGAACGTCTCATCGAACTCCGCTGGATCGGTCACTCTCCGGATGTATGTGACCTTGGCGGAGTCCGCTTTTGTGATCAGGTTGCCACTCTCGATCGAGTAGAACGCCTGATTCATGAATGCTTCCTGTCCGTTGAGAGTGACAATGCGAAGGCAGTCAGACGGGAGTGGGTAGGAGTAGGCCGGCCCGAATGTGGGTGCCGTAGCTGACGCAGTCAGAACCGCTCGGGTGATTGCAAAGTTCCACGGGTGAGACCGCAGAAGAGCATCCCTACACAGTGGGTAAATCCTACGAACCTTGTCCGCCTTCGGTGAGTTCTCCGTATAGGCGACAATCCCGCTCTGCCCGAGATGAGATAGTGCCAGGTTTGCGATCGTCGTGTCGGTGTAACTCATCAGCGGGGAAAGCGCCTCGAGGTGGATAAGTCCCCGAGGCGCCCATCAGGTGGGTGATGTGGGAAGAATTATCCCATTTCCTCGTCCAGATAGCTGATGAGGACTTCCACGATGTCACCGCTCACGATTGCCGTAACGGCAGTGATGGTGAGGATCAGGAGTTCCCCTTCGTTGACCTGGACTAGCGCATTGCCAGAGGGACGCGTGAAGGCGACAGAGTCGTCATTCACTGCGACCGCACCGGTCAGTGCTGTGACAGTGGTGCCATCGGTCCCGAGTTTCTCGAGGCGAAAGCTTCCGTTGATTGCCCCGTTCAAGGACGTTACCCGACACTTTTCCGGGACGACATAGGCCGTCTTAGCCGGAAGGAAACAGAGTCGGATGTCGTCGTCCCCGGATGGAGTCGCGTCAAACGTGTAGGCTGCCGGTTTGGCAACCCGTTCAGCATGCACCAGAGTCCGGTGGGAGGGCATCGCGTTGCGAGTCTTCTTCCGATTCTGCTGGGATGTGTAGAGTGGGTGGTCAGTGAGAAATGCCATGATTCAAAAATTCCTTTCTGTTAATGTTGAACCGCTACCGATTAAGGCGAACGATCGCAGGCGATGGTCACGACAGTTTTCTCGAACCGGCGAAGCACACAGTATTTGCTGTATGCGCTGATCTGAATCGCGTGATCCAGGTCTGCTCGCTCATCGAACTTGATCTTCATGTCGTCAGGGACAACAATCAGACCTCGCTCTTTCGAGTAGACAAAGCAGGTCGCAATATCAGTCGAACTCGAGTGTTGAAGTCGGTTCGTGATGATCACATCCATGCCGTAGAGTTTCTTCTCTTTGCCTTCGTGCCATGCACCGATCATGTTCGCCCAGACCTCGTTCGTTGCCGTCTTGAGATACTGGAGCAGGTCACGTTTCTCTGCTGGTCCCATGGCGACTGCGATCTCTTCTTCGTCGCAGAAAATGTCATAGGTTTCGAGAATGCGAACTGCCTCTTCCAGCTTCGATGGAGTCATGCCGATGTTAGCGGCAGGAGACTCTCCGAACTGGACTCCGACCTGCTGAGAGGACGGGAGATCGATTGCATCGGTATAGGATTCCGCGCCACCGTATTCGGTCTGGTCACAGGCGAGAGCGACAAGTGTGTCAACCTTTCGGTTCCACGCGCGGCGCATTTCTTCCTGCACTTCCGAATCCGGTTGGCCCAACATTCCGAGAAAATCGTCGTCGACTTGGTCGAATACGACTTGGCACTTAAAGTCGCGTTTTACCGCTTCCCGTGCTTTTCCCGTGACCTCAGTGAGGGTGGAGTTCGTCAGGCGACCCGTTCGCTCCGTCCACTCGACTTCATCGATGTCGTTGTAGACTTTGCTTTTGCCGGCCCAGTTATCAACGCGAACGCGATTCCCGAGTCGTTGGATCTCCTGATTCACATTGTGATCCCAGTTTTCGGCGAACTCGCGCCGGTAGTGTTCTGGGATCTCCAAAGATGGAGATAATGCCATTGTGTTTTATTCAGGTTCTAAGTGGTTGCTTCACCCTCGAATCGGTAGGCTCTCAAGAGGCCGTTTCGGGAACGGTGAGAACTCTGTGCCGGTATGCCTGAATAGGGCCGCTACTGAGCTATGGAGACGATAAGCCCAAACCGGTCACTATGGCAAGAAAAAAAAGCCCTCCCCCTGGGAACTGCTTTCCAGAGGGAGGGCGTGATGACGAAACGAGACTGTTCAAAGGTCGGCGTAACGCTGGAATACTATCGTTGCGGCTCTCCACTGTCAACGGATTGTTTCAAGAGGTTCCGAACCTTCTCTCTGACCATCTTGTTGTCCGGGTGAGACCCGTTGTGATACGCATCATATTGCGCATTGCTCTTGTCGTGAATGATCGACTTTGCCTGCGCTCCGAACGACATATCGGTCGGTGTTCCCAACTCTTCGGTCACCTTGCCCTCCTGGACCCTGCCGGCAATTGCCCCGAGCAGTTTAGCCACTCCGGGGATCTTCAATGCCTCCTGCTCCTCCGGCGGCATACCGAATTCATTGGCGAGGTGCTTCACCTGTGCGGACTTCTTCTCGTAGTCGCGCCCCCAGGTTTCTTGCAGGTGCTTCTCAGCCTCCTGCGCCTCTTGCTGCTCCTGATGCTGTAGGGTCTCGAATTCCTTGATGTCCGCCTTCAGGAAGTAGTTGAACATCTTCTGAGCAAGTTCTTTCGGGGCGCCAGTCTCTGCTGCGAATGCCTCGAAGGCTTTAATTTTCTCAGCTTCGATCTCGCTACCCTCGGGCATGATACCATCGTCCGGCTTGATCTCATACTTTTCAGGAGCGTCCGGGATGCCCATCTTTTCCCGATAGGCCGCCACAACCTCTTCAGGCGACTCCTCGCTGGGGATCTCCAGAAGGTGATCTGTCTTCTCTCGGTATTTGGACATGAAGTCCCGTCCGGACTGCACCATCTTGTCGAAGGATGAAAACTGCTGGAGGTAGTTCTCATGTCCTTTGAGGGATTCGATCCCGTCATACCAATTCTCCCGGAACTCCAGGCTGCCCTCCTCTTTGAAGATTCCGGCCGGCGAGGATCCACCGTTGCCTCCGCCCTGGTCGGCACCAGCATCACCAGCAGCAGCAGCAGCAGCAGCATCACCGGCACCTCCACCGTCGCCGCCTCCACCACTCTCCTCTTCATGAAATCTCGGGAATCCTTGTATTGCTCTTTTCCACATCTATTCTCCTTCTGTTGTTGTTCAATCTGTCGACTAGAATTGGCCGCGGCGGCGCCCGTAGACCCGGCGAAACTTCTTCGCTCCCCAGTTCTTCTTCCGCCATGCAATCACCAGGGGATCCTTGTCCCCCAGCATCTTGTCCGGCATCGGGCATCCGGAGGCAATGTCCTCGCGCATCGTGACTCCGACATCGCCGGGTTTCACTTCGCCATTCTCGCCCTCGAACTGAGCCGAGAGGTTGACGGTCGGATCCGGTGCATCGTCGTCTTCCAGGTCGTCGAGGTCATACTCTGACTTCCCTGTCTCACGCTCACCGAGAATCTCCCGCTTGCGTTCTGCGTCCCGCTCCTGCTTCTCCTCGAATTCCGATGCATCCTTCAGGCGCTTCAGTTCCCGTCGCGAGATGGTGATGTCGTCGTCGTCGTTGACCACCTTGTTGGTCTCCTCCGAGGGGACGGGTTCGCTTGCGGTGCGGGATTCAACGTCCCCGCCCTCCTCTTCGGAAATCTCTTCCACCACATCACCACCGGCAACCGGCGCCGGCAGGGACTCATCTGGCATGAGGTTATTCTCTTCGAGCTTTACGCGTAGTGCGTCGACTCCCTCGTTCACATTGGCCTTGATGCCCTCCCCGTGGAGAATATCGACCATTTCCTGGCGTGTAAGTTGTTCACTCATGTCTTATCGATTAATGCTGGTGGTAATTGGAGTAAATCCGTGTTGTTGCTTGTGTGTATTAGGAAGGAGAGGGTTGAAATCTCCCCGTCCAGAAATGCTGATTGTGATGTCGAAAGTGATTCATGGAATCTCGGCTGCATCGGATGCGTCGATTGGACAAGTTCACCCAGGATAATGCGTCCCTCCGGGGTGTTGAGAATCTCTTTGCATGCCTTCGCGAATCTCTCCTGTCGTCTCTTGTGATCCTGGGGCTTTTCCCCTACCCGAGGGGATGCCACTCTTTCGCTGATGTTCATCCGTTACGCCGCGACCTGTTCCATGTTCTTGACTGCTTCCGACTCATTCTTCACCGCTTGTGACTCCTGCAATGCCTGCTCCTGCTCCTGCAAACGCGCCTGCTCTTCCGCTCTTGCTTCGCGCATCCGGCGGACATCAGACTCCGGCATGATCCAACTCTCCGGCACCCCTTCGTTCCTTCCGTATTCGCGGACTGCTGCGTCCCAGTTTACGTGATCGATCACACCGGGGTTCAGTTGAGCGAATGCACCCAGCGATTCAAAGTATCGACCGAATGATTCATTCTCGAGTGCCTCAATCTGCAATGCCATCCGGGAAGAGTAGACCATGCGAGGGTCGGGGATGTGGACCCCGTTCTCCATCTGGATCTGCAATTGCTTGGGAGGTGGAGGGAATGCCTGCATGCGTAGCAGGGCGCCAAACGCTCTTCGGCCCAGCGGATTGAACACCTCGACCATCTTGGCGGCGAAGGTCGGCGAGAACGCAGGGAGTTGATCCCGTTGCCGTTGCACGATCTCCGTCGCAGTCACTTCCTTTCCAGGAGGAATTTCGCTCATGACTTGGAACAGGTGGTTGTGAAAGGCGCGGCGAATATTGTTCTGCCGCCACTCTACCCGATCGACTCCGGCAGGGTAGCTTCCGTTCTCGAGCCAAACCTTCGGAATCTTGTTCGGGTCGGTGAAGGTGGTGACTCCCCCTGGTCGCATGTCGATCTTCCCCTCATGGTCTACGTGTGCCATGACGCGAGGGACCACCAGAGTTTCTACCAGTGAGTCGAGGAACATCTGCTGCTCGTTGAGTTGTCGCATGTCAGGGGTTGCCTGCCACCCTGGGCCGAATCCCCATGCCGTGTCGGTGTAGGTCATGTGCCGGTGAACAAAGGTCGGCATCGACCATGCCCCTTCTACGGAACACTCCACCTTGTCGTCGACCGCAATCCAGATGATCGACCAGGGCATGCCGGTCGCATCGATGTAGCCTCTCTGGATCTCGTTATTCGGCACCACTACCCGAGTGAAAGTAAACTTCGATTTGTCGATGCGTTGCGGATTCTGCCATGCTTGCCGGACCGTTTTCCCCACATTCTCTTCCCCGAACTTTTCAACCGCTTGTCGAGCTGTGAATTCCTTGTCCTCGAACACTGTGTCGACATTGCCTCGCATGTCCTCCAGGATCGAGTAGGAACCGATTCGCATCGTCCGGAAGTTGAGACCAAGGACGGGATCCGTGTCCATATGCATCGATCCCGTGCCGAACACCCCGTCGTCGAGATAGAGTTTGTGGATCTCCCGGTAGAAGTTGGAATTCGCGAGAACCTCCCGAGTGATCTCCGTGCATTTGGAATACCAGGATGTGACCTCGTCGTCTCCCTCCATCTGCTTCGGGGGCGCGAACTTAAACCACGCAGATTCCGATGGTGAGAGCCACGCCATGCAGCCGGCCGCATAGGATGAGGCTGCCTCGCTTCCTACGGAATCGAAAAGAGCAGACTGCCGGGAGGTGTTCGGTTGGGTCCGGTGTTTCTCGGTGCCGATATTGTCGATGTTCTGGCGGAAGTAGTTAGCCTGCTCGCGCCAATGGGAGTGGAAGAATGTCCGCATGTTTTCGGCATCCTTCCTACGTTGGAGTAGTTTCTCGACTCTGGATTGCATCTACTTAGGTCCGCCCATCGGCGATTTCGGTGCGCCAAGGTATCCACCCCGAGGCATGGTTTGAAGGACTCCGAACCGTGTGCGGTTGCGTTTCCTCGGATCGGTTTGATTGCTTCCCGTGCGTTCGTCAATGATCTCAGTCTCAGCCGGAATCGGCTCGAGATTGTCCTCGATGAACTGTGTGTATTTTCCTCGGAGAGCCCGATACCGCTCTTTCTCCTTCTTCCGGATGTCCGACCACCTGTCCCGCTTTTGTGCGGCTTTACGCCGCGCCTTCTTGCGTCGTCTGCGGTTGTTTCTTAGCAGTTGGTAGAATGCTTCGCCGGCCATGATTCAAAGGGGTGAATGTCCAACAGTGCCAGAAATACCGGCATCAGTCAAAAGCAAAAACTATCCTCGGGAACGGTTGTTCACCGGTTCCTTTGGAAATTCAATGACCTTGCCCCCGTTCGGCTGAATGATTTTCGGCCTGGGTAGGGCCGCTTCCTTCACCTCCTTGACGGCATTCGCGGCTGCCTTCTTGACGCCCTCGTTCGGGTTTCCGGGCGCCTTGTCGAGGTCGTCCTTCATCGAATAGTTCTGCCGGCCCTCAACGAATCCGGTCTCGACGCAGATCAGGCGGAAGGGTGCCTTTCCCGAGGTGAACGTGATCAGCGTTGCCCATGCTCCCTCTGCGAATTTGCCCTTCATCCGGCGGAATCTCTCCCCCAGGTAGACCCACTGCTTCTGTTCCTTCACGTAAACCTGGATCGAATATTGGTAGTTTCTGTTCATCGTTTTATGCTCCCGGTCTGATTACGGTTGGACCCCTACCCGACCGTCGAGGCGCGGAATCCTTGATAGTTGTGATGTTCGCCTTCAAACGTCTCCCTCCGCGGTTCCCTACCGTAGCCCTGATCAGTCCCGCTGTCTCGCCCTCTTTGATCATGCGCAGAGCATCAGCGGCGTGAGAGTTTCTGTCGTGGACCGGCGTCTCAATCGCTTTCCCCGTGCTTGACTCGTTGTCGACCCGGTAGTTCACCAATCGTTCCCGCCCTTTCTCGGTATTCGCTCGATGGAACAGAAACCGCGGGAATGCCTCTTCGGTCGCGTTGATGCCGACCCAGACAGACTTCGTCCGCGGCACGATACGGATGTTGGAGAGTCCGGCCTGCGTGAACTTGTCAGCAATCGATTCTCCCGTGTCCGTGTCTCGCTTGCCATCGTGCGGGAACAGATGCACCCCGAGAGGGTATCCTTTCGCGTTGATAGCTGCGACCCTGTCGACCGGGGTGAGGTTCTTCTCGAGCATGCAGTCGACAATCCGGATCTCCTGCCCGATCATCTGGAAGAACCAGGTCACGGTGTTGAACGGAGTCCCGAGATCCCATGCAGTGTGAACCAGAGCGGACCGATCGACCGGGAAGTTCGTGATCCTCTGCTCTGCCTCCGCCTCATCGAGGTAGGGAGCATAAATGGCGCCCTTGATCGGTGCAGCGAATGCCTCTGCCAAGGTCGACGGGTATTCTCGCTTCGTAGCGTGGCGGTATTTCACCTTCTTTGCCGCATACCACTTCTTCTGCTCCTGGTTGAATCGCTTTCCCAGTTTCGACTCCAACTGCTTGAAGTATTCTTCTGTCTCCTTTGTGATGGATCCCTCTGTCTCGATCGCTTCCGGGTCATCGTGCCATGGGAAGAAGTAGATGACGCCCTTCGCGTTTGGATCGTTGCGCAGGATCGGCTCGACCAGTTCCCAGAGTTCCCCCTTCTTTCCTCCCATCCAGGTCGTCTCGATGACCGTGCGTCCCTGTGATGCGGCCGGCATGGCACCAGAGACGATCTCCTGCGCTCTCTGGTCATCCATAGCTGCGATCGGTCCCATCTCTGAGATGTGGAGCATGGAGCAGTCTCCGCCCCTGGCTGACACACTGGCGTAGATCGATGACTTCTCTGTCTTGCTCTCTCCCCTTGCGATGACTGAGAATTCCTTCTTCGATTCGCTCAGACCCTGATACGACTGGCGGATCAGCGGGTGCATGTTGTTGAAGGCGAACTGAATCTGGTTGTCCATCTTCTTCTTCGCATCGTTCTCGGTTCGGTCGATGAGTTCACCGGTCCAACCGTGATTGAAGACAGAAGAGTCCACCTGAAAGATGTTCAACCCTGTCGAGAGTCCCAGGCGCCGGGATTTGATGATGATGATCAGGTCCGTAGGATTGTCGATCAGTCTCTGGAAAATCGCTCTCTGCTCCGGCCGCGGATAGAACGGTATCGCTTCGCCGGATCCCTGCTTCTTGCACTTGTAGAGATGCTTCAGCCTCCACATCTGGTCGCGCAGATCTTCTGGAGTGAACGACTCAATCATGCCTCAGTATTCGCACAGAAACTCAGCCAATGCCATCTGGTCAGCTTCGTCGATCGTTTCGGTAACCGGGCCGGCTTGATCCTGGATCTCGATCGTGACCTTCCCGTCAGCATCTCTGGTAAAGGTGACAGGACCGTCCGCTGATTCCAGCCGGAGCGTGTTCGCTTCCTTGCACTTGCGACACAGTTTCTCGATGTCATCGGAGATGTGGTCTCCGCAGTTGTGGCAGTATTCACTCATTCTCTTTCTCTTTAGCGGTTCCGCGGATGTCGCGAATCAAATCCAGAAGGGTATCACCTACCTCACCGTTCAGGGAATCCCGATCGAGCCCGGTAAGCTTGCCGATCTGCTGCAACGCGAACTGCTTGGAGATCATTTTCAAATTGCACGACCGCAGTTCCCCTTCCTCCCCGTAGGTTTCCCGCTTTTCCTCCACCATCCAGGAATCCTCATCGACATGGGAGATGGGAGTGAACACGATCTCTTCGTAGAATCCAACCAGGTCGGCAAGAGTGAAGTCAGCCTCCTCACGGATCCGATCGAACACCCGGTCAAGCTCAGCGGCAATCTTAGGTTTTCGTAGCATCCGGTGACCTGTCACTGCGCATACATTTGCTGCTCCCTTGTATCCTGCATGACGATAGGACTGGGTAGCATTCCCTGTGAGAGCGTAGAGGTGGACGAATCGCCACTCCTTCTCTGTCAGGTCCGAGCGTTTCGGCCGGCGGGGAATCTTCAGCTTACTGGGATCTACTGCTTCCATCAGTTCATTCCGTGTTTTTCAGCATACCGTGCCAACGCTCTGAAGTCATCACTTTTCATGTAAGCTACTTCCTCGAGGCACATCATAAACTTCCCCTGGTATCGTGACCGAATATGCTTCTTGGCGGATTCTGGGGAGTCTGCCCAGATCATCAGCGGGTGCTTCCATCCCACCAATCTTGCGTTGAACAGTCCCATCATGAATTCCCCGTCCTCAGTCTCTTGCTTTTCCATATGTTGTATCCGTTACACGTTCGATGATCATTTTCTCCTTGGCAATCTCTTTCCGGATTGCCGTATCCTGGTGTTTGTTCAGTTTGTCTGTGATTATGTAATCCTTCCGCATTCCTGACCGATCGGTGGCAACGTAGGTTCGAGTTGTTCTCATCTCCTTCCCTCCCTTGCTGCGTCGTAGGCGAGATCCCCCAGGTAGTCGCAGTGATCGCAGTATCCAGGTTCGTTCCCGTGGACGCATTCGGTTTCCTCTTCCGGTTCCTCACAGCAGTCGCAGGGGTATTTCTGACCGCAGTCCTCACACTTCCATTCCGGCGGGTCCGGTTCGTAGAGTTCGCAGTCGTCACATTCCCATTTCGCGCCGCAGCATTCGCAGACGTAGAGGAATTGCCCATCTGCCGTTTTCTCGTAGTCGCTTGCATACCCGTCTTCGCATTCCGGGCAATCAGGAGGTTCCGGTTCTTCGGGAGGGTCGAGGTGGTAGTCGTTCATAATTTTATCTTGATCCCGCTGGAGATACTTGCGCGGAGAATCTGGACCTGCTGCCAACCTTCATCTGCTCGCGTTTCCGCTTCCCGCAGATCCCGGCGGAGGTTCCCTGTTTCGATCGTAACGAGTGCCAGGGCGCAGCAGAGAGACAGAACCAGGACGAAAAAGAATAGGGTGAGATATTGCATGTTGGTATAAATGGCTGTTTATGCCACTAGTGGCTGAATCGGGCTGTTCGTCGCCTAGACTTTCTCAATTTCGGGGTGCGTTTCGAGTATCAGACACGGTACCTGAATTGGCTCATTGTCCGCGATGTCGAGAGGGATCATTCCGTATGTGCCTTCTTGGTTGTTCCCGCCTAGAGATTCTTCGGTGATTTTCCACACCCGTTTGCGTTCTTTTCCGGCGAGTTCGTAGTGCGGCATACGGACCACATCACCAACACCGAAGCGACGAACAAGGCGCTGCTGGACAACTGCGGCACCCGTTCCCTGACTATTTACTATATCTGGTTTCATAAATTCTATTCGTTGCGGCCTGCATTCTCTCGCAGTGCCAGAGCTTAATCGTTCTCCTCTAAAGGTTCAACCATCCAGCCGAACTTCACTCGCTCGATCATCCGGCGCAGATCGTCAGGCCGATTCAGTCGCTTCAACTCTCTGGCTACCGTTAGATCAATGTGACCGATAGACCAGCAATCGCCGGATTCATCCTCCCTGCAAACCACTAGCCTCCATTTTTCCGTATCTTCGTGCAGGTCGTTTCCGTGCGCCTCCGCTCGCAGTATCTCCGCGAGACGTTGCGCCTTCTCAGCTTCCGTCATACTATCGACAGCCTTCTGGTAGCCCGGAGGAGAACAAGTCGGAGCAGAACAACTGCCTTCCTCGTTGCACTCGTTGTCAGTGTCTGTCCTCATGCGTTCTCTTTTAAATATCCATTCGAGTAAACGGCATCCATCACGTTCGCGGGGATAGTGACCCACTGTCGACGATCAACCTCAATCAAACCAACTAACTCGCATTCGTTACGGGCCTCTAAATCCAATGTAATCCCCTGACCATCAGCAGCCTGCTCACAAGCCTTGTCTAGCCATTGTTTTGCTCGGTCGCTCAACCCGTCCAAAAGAGAACAAGTCGGAGCATCCAAGCTCGATTTCGTCGTTTCTTTTTCCATAGTCTTTTCCTCGCTGGATGTCCTCAATCGTTCTCACCTGCAAAGCTTGTGTGCATCCCACCCTTGATCGGGTTCCTCTTGGATCTCATACGTTCGGTTGTCGTTCGGTCTGCCTCGATACTTTCGGGACGCTGCTGCCATCTTCCGCCCCCCATACTTTCGGACGATAGCCGCACACCGTTTTGAGCAGGATTTCCCCCATCCTCGCTTTAGGTCCGCTTCCCTCGCTTCGTATTCGATTCGGCAATTCTCGTTGTTGCATCTTCGCTTTACCGTTTTCATATCTAAAGTGTTTTTTATTTTCCGCCCTCGTCAGGCTGGCATGTCTCATCGTTCTGTGGAAGAGACTCCTCAATCTTAGCCCACCACGAGACATCGTCCGGTAGATACCCGAAGCTAAAATCTCCCGTTTCGGGATCGACAAAATCCAGCTTGTCCTCGTCCGCGTAAACGCTCACCATCGCGACGTGTGGACCTCCACGGCATTCGACGACCACGACGAGCAAATCACCATCCCACCACCACGGCACCCCATCTCGCTTTCCTGCCGTTCCGCCTCCTCCTCTCGCCGGTCCAGCGTTCCAGACCAACGGCACAGAACAAGTCAGCGCACTCGAATCCTGCTCTCGTTGGGGTTGTTCGGTCGGTTTCTCGGCATTAAATCTTCTGATCGTCCCCCTGGCGTTCCGCGTGTATTTTCTGCCCCCTCGATCCTGCAAGATGTCGTCGCCATCATCGGTCTTTCCAACCTTCTCCATCTCTGTCCCTCTTGGGCCGCGACGAGAGCATCCCAACTTGGGGAATCCGCCACCAATGCTTCCAAGAGCAACCGCTGCACCCATCATAATCGTTAGTGACTTCGACGGGCTACCAAAGCGAGGCTGCGAAGCCTGATCTCGCTCCGTGTCGGTTGATTCTTCTGATTTTTCCATTGTATTTGTATCGGTTGCGCGATCCCGATCAGGACCGAATCTCTTGAGCGTCCTCTGCTAAAATTCTCCATGCGAGTGCGGCCACCTGCGGAACCTGTCCGTTTCCAATGGCTTTGAGTCGGTCCACCCGACAGGCCACCCCATGAGCCACTCGACCCAATTCGGGTTCAGCCTCCCACCAGGAGCGTTCAGTGCGTCGTTCAGTGTTACACCCGTGTGCGCCCCTCTGTCCCGTCTCGCCTGTTGAGACTCCACTCCCCGCTTCCAGTCCGTTGCTGTCGGTGATGGGAATCTTGGTGCCGGCCACTTGTCCACATAGTTCGGCAGCGTGTCGGTCGGATGCCCCTTCCTCTCCTGTCGTCCCGATCCGCTCTTGCCTTTCCAATCTCGACTGGTCGGGGTCGGCATTCTTTCCTGATCCCTGTCCACAACAGCTGTGGTCAGGCTCTTTTGCGACCCCTTCTTCCCGTTGTTCCGGTTCTGGTATCCTTGCCTTGCTTCCGAATGAACCGGAGTGGGCCAGTATCCAGATCCTTTTCCGTCGGTGGGGCGCTCCTGCGTCGTCTGCTCCCAGCACACCCCATCGCGCATCATACCCCATTTCGGCAAGGTCACCGAGGACCACGGCAAGTCCTCTTCCCACAAGCATAGGTGAGTTTTCCACGAACACGAATCGGGGTCGTACTTCACCAATAACTCGCGCCATTTCTCCCCACAAACCAGATCTCTCTCCCTCAATTCCTGCTCCTTTCCCGGCGGAGGATATGTCCTGGCACGGGAATCCGCCGCAGACGACATCGACGCGCCCTCTCCACGGTCTACCGTCGAAGGTTTGGATGTCGTCCCAGATTGGGAAGCGAGGCAGGATTCCGTCTCGCTGCCGTTGCAGTAAGACCTTTCGAGGGTATTCCTCGATCTCGACAGCGCAAACTGTGGTATGTCCGAGAAGCATTCCGCCGAGGATTCCTCCCCCTGCTCCTGCAAATAAATGTAACTCATTCATTCTCCCTTCTTTAATGCCCAGACGATCTTCGGCCTCGAGACCCTGATGGTTGATTTATGGGAGCAGCAGGGACATTGGTGCAAAAGTTCCGATCTCCTCCGGATCCCCGTGTCGTAAACCTTTCCTTTCTCTTTGAGCGGTTTCATCCTGGGCGTAACGGTGTTGGGATTCAGCCCAGTTCGGTTGGCAATCTCGATGCTGGTTTGCGGACCGTATTCGGCAAGGCATTCCAGGACGATCTCCTCCTTCGCAGAGACCTTGATGCTCTTCGCAGCATCGTGCGAGGTTTCCGGGTCGTCGTGCCGCGCCAGAGCGCGCTCCTCTCCCCATTGTAGCAGTTCTTCACTCATTATTTTTATTTGGATTCAACGTGCAGAAATTCGCACAGGTCATATTTCAAACGGTTCACGATCGGGATTCCGCCATCGGCTGACATCTTTCCCGCTATGACATCCCCGCGGGAGTTCACGGTCGCGAAGACAGGTCGAAGGTATCTCCGCCGATGTTCCAGCACGGCATACAGGTCAGCCTCCACCCGTTCGGTGAACTTCTCTTTGCCGATGTCGTCCAGGAACAGCATGTCGCAGTTCTGCGCCCTCTGGATAACAGTCTCCCGACCGCTCCCCAAGCTTCCCACCTGTGACGCGAATTCGACCCCGGATGAAAGCATGACACTCGCTCCGGTCTCATACCACCGGCGCATCAGTTCAAACATGATCGGCGTCTTGCCCGTCCTGCTGTTGCCGATGAGTCCAACACCTCGAGGACCATTCTTCCACTCGAACACCTTCGTCGCTACGGGGCGCGTGAGTTCCGGAAGCAGATCCATCTCGAACTTCTGCTGGTAGAGCGGAGGTGCAATCTCTTCCCATGGAATCCTGCCAAGCTTCGTCCGGCTTTCCTTCGTCCGGGCTTCGTATTCCTCAATGCAGTCGTCGCAGGCAGTCTGCGCGAACTTGATCATGGCGCCTGCTACCTCCATCTCCGCTTTTTGCGACGGGAACGGATTCTTGCAGACCCTGCACAATGTCATCTCTTCGGTCATCATTTCAGAATTCGGTGTTCTTGCTTTGGGCCGCTTCGAGTTCGTCTTCCCAACCATCTCGGTTGAGCCAGGTAGAGGCATGCGGTGAGTATTTCGGTTCGGTGAAAGCGTGAGGTGATCCGACCTGCGCCTTCAGGGCATCAATGATGCACTGAGCTTCGGCCCTCTTGCATGCCTTCGCGAATGCCTTCCTTGCCGCTCCCTTCCCAACCTTCCTGGGGTAAATCTCCCAAAATTGAGCAAAAGTACTCTCTTCACTGCTTCTGTACTCTGCCTCTGTACTCTGCTTCTGTACTGTGTCGACACTGTCGATATTTGTCAACGTGGTGTCAACAGTGTCAACATCTGTCGACGAACTGTCAACATTGGTCGATTTTTCGGCACGTTTCTTCCTCATCCACTCCCGCTGATATTCCTTCCGCTCAGCCGCACTGAGCTTCTGCCTGAACTTCTCATGGTTGAGTAGACGCCAACCACCGTCGACCTTTTCAATCCGCCGGCCCTCGTAGTCGGTGGTGCGTGAGTAGGGATCTGGAGACAGGAAGGTTTCGACCGCAGTCTCCGCCTCCTGAATCGTCACCCCTGCCCGGTTCGCAAGTCCTGGAATCGCCGCCTCAATGACCCCGCTCCGGTCCGCCATTGCAAGCATCGTGATCCAGACAATCTTGGTTTCCTTCGATTCCTGCCAAATGGAGGAGTCGAGAATGCTATCGAATAATTTTGTAAATCCAGCCATATCGTTTTGTCATCATGTTGACAGTAGTAGGCGACTGTCGAGTTTCAACCTTTTTCTACATCGATGCATGAAATCCACTGTAGAGGTCGATCTCTCCAACCTTGTAGCTCGAGGGTTCGAGCGTCTGCTCCTGCGCCTCCATCATGTCCGCTGACCATTTCCCCCGCTTGTAGAGCGAAGCGAGTTTCTGAATCTCGGTGTTGTATTTGACGGTCTCCGCCTGGATCCAGTCCTCCGGCAGCCAGAAGATCCGGGCGATGAACGGTGCCACTTTTTCCTGAGCAAGGAATCCCGCTCTCTTCTTCGGGAAGTCGTAGGCCGCCACTTCCGGGTGACCCTCCAACCACTGCGAAATACGGATGTAGCTTGCCATCGAAAAGTCGTAACCGTTCATTTCGACCTGCTTCCCAAACGCAAGAGGATGCGCTGACAGGCATGTCTTCGGGTCGAGAATCGCATCTCCGGCCGGAAGGATGTCGAGCCTGCCCTTTGTCTGGACATGAAACTCGTTCCCTGACGACCCGAACGAAGCAACGGCAAAGAGCCCCACCTCCTTGTGCTTCTTCTGAAGTTTCATCTCGCGAAGGTAGGTTCCGACCTCCGACGATTCAGGGTGGTCGTGCATCGCATCCACCATGCGACGAACGTGTTCCAGCATCGCAGGCTTGATAATAAGCCGGCCGGCGGAAGTCTGTTCCTGCTTCCACTTGTCGTATTCAGTCTGCGGGAAGGTGTTCTCGATCTCCTCCTTCATCCGCTTCCGGGTAGCGGCCAGGATTTCTTCCTTCTCCTCATCAGTCTTCGGAAGGTTCCCGTGCTTTCTCTTGTATTCTTGTGCTTCCTTGCTGTTCCCTGAATACTTTTCCGGCAATCCCCCCTCCTTGCGCCTGAGACGCCTCTCAGTGAGTTCCGAGAGCATCTCTGGTGTGAGGACAGCGAATTCGTTGTCGAACTCGCCAGGAGTCAACAGGACGCAATGGTAGAGAGATCCGAAAATCAGTGCCTCAGTCTCTTCCCTGTAATCGATTCCGACAGGTAGATCGATATTGTTGTTCGTACACCACCTCGCGATGCGGTCGTTCGCGATTCGGGTGAAGTGTCCGCGGTTGCCAAACGAGGTGAATTCCTGCGACCCGTTCTTGATGTCCGATCCGGAGATCCCAGGTGCGACCCGGTATTCTCTCATCGGTTGATTGATTCTCACCCCGTTGATGCCGTCCTCCGGGTTCACCGGAAAGCAGTCCGCCAAAATTTCTCTGTAGGTTGGAATTTTCATTTGGTTTCGTCCTCCTTCGCTTTCAGGTGTCCCTGGTCTCCTTCAGGTCCGTGGAACTTCTCTTCCACTTCCAACCCTTGCAGGATCTGCCCGATGTCAAACGGTTGCTTGTATTGTGCGATGCACCCGTGGACGAACGTCGTCCGAATGATGGTCTCGAGTAGTTCGTAGGAGATTTCTCCGACACTTCCGGGTTCGCTCTTGTTGAGGAGTCGATCGGCAATGTCGTGGTATTCATCCCTGTGTGCCTCCTCAGAAATGATGTGATACAGTTTTTCTGATACGTTCATAATTAAATCTCTTGGTTGTTGATGGTTTCCATGATGGTGTTCCACTTCTCATCTCGCGTCATGTCATCCCGCCATGCCACCGGAAGCTTTCTCCAGTCGTTGAACTTCTTCTTGGTTAGGACGTAAATCGCTCCATTCAGTTGGGCCTCGGTGATCCCGTTCGATGCCATGTTCACCTCCATCAATTCCTCGTAGGTAGGTTCCGGACCCTGCGTCTGGGGTGCTGCGGGTTCCTCCTTCTTCCAGGCCGGTCGACCTGGATCCACCGGTGGATCCTCGGTGCTGTGTCCGTCGTCGTCCTCCTCGGTGGTTTCGATGCCCAGAGCATTCTGGAGGGCATAGCGTTTGCCGTATGACATCGCGCTCCCGAGTCCCTGGACCTTGTTCTTGAATCCACTGTCGTCGATGCAGACAGGCGCCAGTGCCTCCCAGGAATGTCCTGCCTCATGGGTGATCGTGCAGATTACCCCGGTGATTCCACCGTTTGTCCCGAGGACAGAGGTGAACCGTTCGGTGAATCCACACTCGACCATCAGCGGCCGGATCTGCTTCATCATGGAATCGAAACTCGTATACCTGCTCACGGGCCGGCCGGACCGGTCGTGAATGATCGATTTCTTCTGCAATTGAGGGCATGCACTCTTGAATTTCTGGAGGGCCAATGCAGCAAGGTGCTGCGCCTCCTTCGTCAGGATCCGCTCTTGCAGGTCGAGCATGCGTTCCAGTTTCTCCACATCTGCGTCCGGGTCGCGGACAATTCGTTCGATGGCATGCAGGGTGAGTTGCCCCTGCGTTGCCCCTTCGGGTGTTGTTGTTATTTCAGTCGTCATCTTTCGTAGGAATAAAGGTAGGATTTTTCAGATTGTTGCCGGTGCTGCTCGAATGCGTCGAACAGTTCCCGACTAGGGTAGAGGACCACATCGTCCTCCACGAGATAGGTGACCTTGCAGCAGACCGTGGGGTCCAGGTTCTGCAAGGCAACCCTGCACATTTTCTCCTCATGGGAGAGGGTTTGGTTTCGGAACCACCGGTCGGTGTATTCCACTTTCCACGCCTGGGTCGTGTCGTCGCCAATCATTTCTCAATCGCGAGGTAGAGTGGGAGAGACTCTTGGTCAGCCTCGTAGCGGAATGAAACGACATTCCCGTTGAATGCCTTCTGCATGACCGGGTCGTTCAGCTTGATCAGTCCGCGGAAGTGCATCGCATTCCGGTTCTCCCGATGGATTCGGAGAATCTCCCCTTCTTCATCCAGGCTGAACAGTTGGTCGAGGATTTCGTCCTTTGCTTCGTCAATCGTCATCGTCATCATAATTGGTTGGTTTAAAGTTTTGCAGCAAGTTTCCGACCGTATTCCGTGAGAGAAACGAATCGAACGCGTCGGTCATTTGGGTCATTGGCCCGTTGGATGAACTCAGCCTCCTCCATTCGGTCGAGAATGCCGGTCGCGCCGGCTGGAGAGATCTTGCAGAAGGCAGCAACCTCCGCAGTCTTCATCAACCCTCTCTCATGGAGAACGGCGAGAACTTTCAGACGGGTGCAGCCCAGGGTGACGGGCATTTCTTCGATTGTTTTCAGGTCCATTATTTCAGAAGGGTTCCGACCGGTGCGATCTTGGCTACGGTTTCTCCGGCCTTATTCACCTGCATTTCTGCTCCATCCGGGGAGGTAGCGGAAACGATCAGGCGGCGACTCGATTTGGTTTTTACAATGTAGGATTTCAGTTTCATGGTTTTGTACATATTTGGGTTCAAATCAGTAGGGTGAATCGCTCATGTCGACTCGGTAAGCGTAGGTGCCGCCGAAAGCGGTCCGTCCAGTGAAAGTCATGAACTCAGGTTCATGCGCAGAGATCCACTCAGAGGTCCAGTCCTCCGTGACGCGATCCAGGAACGAGTCGTCCTCGAAGATGAGGTCGTCGTCCATTTCGGTGCCGTCGTCTTTCCAGACTCCTCCGGTCACCTCGAATTCCCCGGAACATTCCTGCACCTCCAGAAAAAGGATGCATTCGCGACCGTCGTGATCGCCTCCGAGCCAATAGGTAGAGTATTCTGTTTTCGTCATCGGAAGGAGATTAAACCCTTCCGTTACACCCGTCAACTATTTTCAGGAATAAATTATTCCGAATACGCTAGGATCAATACTTCTCGATGTGATCCGGCAGACCGTTTGTCGAATAGTAGGAACCGCCGGTGATGAAAGGGATTGCCCTCTGAAAATGCATCCAGTCCTTCCCCCATGCCCGTCCGCCGGATAGCCAACCGTGCCTCTCCATCACATCGATGGCAGCATCGGAGAAGGTGGTCGACCGCTGATGGAACGGGTTCTCCTCGCTATTGATGTCGACTGCGATGCCCCATGCATGGGTCGAGAGGCTGGACCCACCCCGCTTGTAGCGGTAGTTCCAACACCCAGAGTAGAGGTGCCATCCCTGCCGGTAGAATTCTGGTTTCCCGAGCGTCAGAAGCACCTCCTTCAGGGCCGCCTCCAGCGATGCCGCTACCTTTACATGGCACCGGTGGTCGTCGAGGTCATCACCGGTCGTGTCGCGCAGATGGGCGCCCGTCCTGGTATAGAGTCGGATGTCGTTTACAGGAAAGTTGAACCGGGTCAGATTTGACTTCTGCCATGTCGCCGACTTTCCGGGGGAACCGTAAAAAGCAGAGAGTTGGTTCTCATTTGGAAGGGTGATTGTCTCAGGCGGCGCCGGCAATTGCCCTTCCCCGATGGGAGGGACAACAGGAAGGAGTCCACCCAGAAGGTGGTGAGCTTCCTTCAGGTGCCACATTGCTTTGTCGTGGTGGTCTCCTATGTCTTCGATGCTCATTTGATTCCCAGGTCTGAGTTGATCCAGTCAATGGTGGTCGCGACTCTCGATCGCGAAAAGTAGTCGTTGTGACCGTAGCCCGTGAACGTCCGTGTGCGGATCCGTGGGTCAGCCAGGTAGAGTTGCCCATCCCGGTGGAAACCTTTCGACCCGAGAGAACCGTAGAATCCAGGGAAGTTTTCCAACCGGCGGATGACCTTGTCCTCCGGACTCACATACGCGTAGAACATTTCAACCACCCCTGCTTGCACAAGTTCCGCCACTCCCGAGCGATCTACATCGGAGTGGATTGCCGACCCGATCAGGATGACCGTGCCGAACCTCTGCCCTTGTGCTGCTGCCAGTTTCAGGAATTCGATGGTCACGTTTGTTCCGTTCGAGTGAGAAACACAGTGAGCTGGACGGTGACCCGGGAAGGAGTTCGCGACCGAAAAGTATTCAACGAGCATAGACCTCGCCTGCGTAGGATTCACGCGAATGTGGTTGTCGAGGAAGTTCAGTCCCGCCTTGTATTTCTCCGTGTCGACATGCACTGCCGCCGGACCGAACTCCCGATAGGTTTGCACCTTGTAGTCGTGAATCCACGACGACCTGGTCCTCTTCTGGCGTATGCCGTGCCTGACTAGAATCGGGATCATTACTCGGCTGAAACGTAGCGGATGGAGATAGCCTGAATCCCGATCGCACCCGTGTAGCTTCCTGCGCTCACATCACGCCGGATCGAGATACCGAGGAGTGACCCAGGTTGTGGAGAAGATCCTCCTTGCTCGAGTGGAGTCAATGAAGAGTAAGGGGTCGGGTTCATCTGTGAGTTGAGAAGGTTCTGCCCTCCTGCGGATGTGGTCGTCCCAATGTCGTGGAACCCCTCTCCAACTGCCCACATGTCAGCAAAGAAATCCCAGTCGATTGTGCCAGTCGTCCACCCAGCAGCGTCGTAGAGGATCATTGAAATGGAGAGTGAACTGGTATCTCCGTTCCAGTCCCCGGGCATGACAACCCTCCAGTTGGAGACCCCATCTCCAGCGTAGGCATACGAAGCGTGAGGAGTGTCGGAGTATCCCGTTGCCGTATTCACCTCCGTGCAGTGGACCCCGTCCACATCGACCGTGCCGTCATAGAAGCGAGACACAGTCCGGTACCGAGGTGAGTCTTCCCTCACCAGGGAAATCAGTTCGGCCAGGGTCAACGTCTCCGGCGCATTGGATCCCAGAGAGAATGGGAATCGCATCGTTGCCTTCTGCCCAGATGACAGAGTCCCCACCAAGTCGGGGAGATTGCCTCCCAGTTGCAGTTGTAGAGTCGGATTCCCAGCGATGCCGTTCCCGTTGCTGACGGCAATCCCCTTCGTCGACGCTCCTTCGATCTGCCTTGCCGTGACGGTGCCGTTGGTGGTCTGCGCCAGTAATCCGTTTCCGGTTGCTACGATGTCGTCCGCGTTCAAATATGCCGCAGTCGTCAGGGCGTCTCGATACGCTTCCTGCGCGATCATTACGACCCTGTCTAGAGCGGTCTCCAACTCCTCCGGCGGGAACTTACCACTGGTGACAAGGTCCAGGTTTTGCACCTTCGCGGTCTCCCTGCGAATGCGTATCGTCGTCATTCCAACGATCCCTGGATCGGTCGGCACCGTAACGGTTCCACCCTTCAACCTTCCCCCCGAGTCATAGTCAGGATTGAGGGTCCAGGTGTCTACCTCAACAACCGCGCCCAGCGAATTGTCGAAAAGTTGTACACGGATGTCGTCAACGTCGTTGTACCGGAACGTGAAATTGAAGTCTACCGGAAAGGTTGAACCCAGTGCGTAGTAGATCTCTGAGGATTCTGTGTCGATCATGGTTTAGTCGGTTAGGATGTTTTCCCCGAGTCTGCTCAAATCGCGGAATAGGTGCATGAATGATGCGGATGCAGCCGCAGAGTCTGAGAAGATTCCCATGCCTTCGATGAGTCCCTCGAGGTCGCGGAGAGCGGTGCCGTCCTCGATGCTCTCACCTGTCAATAGGCGGGGAATGCGAGTGGCTCCCCTCCCGATAGACGAGAGCGGCGTGGAGTCGTATTTGTATTCGCCTGCCAGGGAGTAGATCATGGACTGGATTTCTTCGCCAAAGATGGGAACACCGTACAACCATTCTGTCATCGCGTCGAGCATGAAACGACGCGCCCAGTTGTTCTGTGCATCAAAGTAACTCTCGTCGTCAGAGTCTCTAGCTTCTCTCCATACGTTCCGAATTACAGCAGACATGATGCCCTGAAGTATGACCGCATAGGCGACCGACCGTCCCAGTCTGGTTGCATCTTTTGTGACGGCCGCGACCAGCATGAGGCCGATGTTCTTCCGCGCCTCACTACCAAAGTTGAACACCAATGCCCCGAGAGGGTTGGCGGAGAATGACAGTTCCACCGATGACCTTGAACCCGGGCGCGTCGGTTGCGCTACCTTGTCGGTGATTCTCTCAGCCTCGTTGAGCGCATGCTTCTCCGGGTTCGGCATCCCCTTTGCCTTTGCCGCGGATAGTCTCTGGTCGTAAATGATCGCGAAGGTGCCTGCCGTGAAGAGAGCGTCCGCGCCGGCAATTGTGCGCCCGAGGTTACCGACAGCATATTTCAAATCGTTGCCCGTGCCGCGGCGAACTCCTCGCGCCATGTCCCCGAGTCCCGCGGAGTCCAACCAGGCAGGGACATCGTAGACGTTGTTATGCTGCAATGCCTGCCTGACGATCGGCGGCATCTCCTCCAGTCTCCTCTGGATGTAGTCAGAGTTCCATGCCTCCTTCCACCCCATCTCGAGGTCTCCAGCGAAAAGCTTTACGACTCTGCTGTAGTAGTCAGCCGCGGACATCTCCGCTCTGGCTGCCGTGAGCTGCGAGGATTGCAGGGCAATGGTCCCGATCCGTCCGACAATTGCCATCTGCGCGAAGTTGGATGTCGCCTTGCCCAGCCAGTCGGTATTGAATCCCAACTCCGCCCCTGCCATGGTGTTCCCGTTCTCTCGGTAGAACCGCAGGAAAAAGTTCAGGTTATTCACCGACTCGACCCCGAACTTCTCAGTCAGCCCGTTCTGAATCGATCGCTCCCCGAGGATTGACTGGGCATCCCGGTTGAACTCTGCGAAGGCAAGGAAGTGATTGATCTGCCGCTTGTGTCCGGAAAACTTCTGTAGGGCATTCACCCAGGTGGGTCGCGCAATCGCATGCCCCCGTGAGCGGAGTGAGTTCGGTGTGACAGTGCCGCTCTTGGTGAGTCCGGTGGTCGGATCCATCTGGTCGCGGTTCGTCTCCGAAACACCCTGCACCTTGAGCGGCGCGTAGAAGATGTTCTTCGGGAGGTTCACACCGTAGATCTGCCTGTAGAGAGGGTTGATTCGCTCCCACTCTTTCCGGTATTGCTTCCGGAGAAACTTGTAGACCTTGATCGCGGCCGGCGCCTTATCGGTGAGTTGCCGCTTCAGGTCGTCGACAAACTTCTGGTCGTAGTGCCAATATTCACGACCTCCTTTGCGAGGGTTGCCCTCCTCATCGAGCGGACCCATCATATGGCGCCGGCCGTCTTCCTGTCTCCAGGTGAGAAGAATGTCGACCGCTTGCATCGGCGTGAAGTTGCCCTCCTTCGTCTCGATAATGTCCTGGTTGAGATCCCAGTCCACCTTCATGCCGTTGCGCTTGCTGCCTCCGATTTGCTGCATCAATCCCTGCACAAGGTTGCCGGTCTCCTGATCCAAGTCATGCCGGAGGTTCTCTGCATGCCTGAGCCTGTCCGTCCAGTAGGTGTAGGTCTCTGACTCCGAACCGAACCAGTAATCAAATAGTTGATCCCAACTCAGCAGACCTTGTGCGCCCTTCCGGTGTTTCTTTGCCTCGTTCAAAGCATTCTGGAGGTCCGCTACGTTGCCGGAAGCTTTAGCATCCAACCATGCCTCACTGCGTTTCTCCTCGAGGAATTCCCTCCGCTTCGCCTCGTTCTGCTTCCTCATCTCCCAGGCGCCTACCCGGAGTTCTTCGAGCGTGTCGACGGCATGGAAGCGCAGGATAGAGTCCAGTTCCATCCAGCCGGCGAAACCGCGATACATCTCCGCAGTCAGTTCAAGCTTCGCGATCTTGTTGTGATGTTCCTCCAGTTGATCAGGGGTCATCTTGGAAACGTCTTCCGACTCCATCGCCTCCGCTTCCAGTTGGAGTTTCTCCGCTTCGATCTCGCCCTTCGCCCGGTCCCATGCCATTGCCTGGTCGGCTGCCTCAAAGAGTTCGTAGAATTCCGCTGTCAGGGTTGCTTTCCGCTTTTTCCCTGCGGTCCGGTCGTCGCCCCGCTTGATCTTCCGGAACAGGTTCTTCCGGGTTTCTTCCGCTTCCTTCCACAAGAAGTATTCGAGTTCCTGATCGAGCTTCGCGACCCGTCTCTCGATCTCCTTCAGCATTGCCGCCGGAGTCTTCAGTGAAGCAATCTTGTTCGAGCCTCGCAGCAATTTCCCCCTCACCTCTGGGGGCGCCTGCATGGTGATCGCTTCAATTGTCCGAAGGGCAGCCCTGAGTTGCTCACGGTCCAGGGTGGTGACATCTTTCGCCTCCTGCCTGTAGTAGATCTGAGCTTCTTTCCGCGCCTCCGACAGCATCTTCTTGCGCTCTTCATCGGTGACCGTTCGACCTGCCTTCTCTTCCTCCTCGACGAAGTCCTCGACGGTTTTCTTTGCGCGGAGTCGGATCTCTTCCTTCCTGCTCTCCTCGATCAGTCCCTGCTGCTCGACGATGTCGACCCACTTCTCGAGTTGCTCCTGCGCCCGTTCGCGAATATTGCGAACGATTTCCCCCCGGAGTTTCGGTGACCGCTGGAACGGTGACAGCATCTGGTCGACCCGTGCCTGAGCCTCCGCGTAGTCCTTCGGCATACGGAGGGCGGAGAAGGAGAGTTCTTTCCCTTTTGCCCTTGTGTCCGTTTTCGGCATCACCTTCAAGGTGGTCGATGACATCCCCGATGTTGGGAAGAGATTTAGTCGCGCCTTATCAAAAGGTTTGGTGTAGGGCTTTTTGGTCTTTGGATCGATGAGTGTAACATCACCGAATCCTGACTCCTCATGTCCGACCACCTCTTGCCAATCATGGGACTCTTTGAGGGCATGCAGGACCACCTTGCTCTTTTTGTTCTTCGGCACGATGGCGAACGGGTAACTCTCATGGTGAGTCGACTCAATAGCCTCCACTTCTCCTTCCACCTCGATCACCGCATAGATCATCCCGTTCTGGTTCCCTTCCTGGAAGTCGCGCAGGAAAGGCTCAGTCAGCAGGTTGCCTAACCCTTGCCTCAAATTACTCAGGCTGAGCCAACCCTTTTCGAGCGTCGACTTTGCATAGGGATTGTGTTCCCCGTGGAGTTTGTCAGCGACGAATTTCGCTTGATCCAACACCTTCGGGTCTGCTTTCGCTTTATCCGTCCCGATCTCTTCAGCCAGTTGTTTAAGGAGTGATTCCACAAAAGCCTTACGAACGGCAAACACTGCGTTGTCAGGGTCCAGTAGACCATCAACCCTTTCGAGGTTTGCCGCCAATCCGTTCCTCGCGTCGAGGGGATTTACTTCAAATTTCTTCTCCTTCCCCTTGTCGTCCTTGATTGTCACCCTGCTCGCTTTCACTAGCATGGAATTGAACTTCGCTTTTGTGATTCCCGACTTTCTGGGTTGGTCTGCCAGTGCCTCAAAAAACCGCACCACTCCCCTCGACATAGTTGTGGAGGAGAACAGTTTTGCGACAGGTGCAGAAACCAATGCCATCAACACCTTCCCCCCGTTCTTCCTGCCGATCTCGTTAAGGTGATTCGCAGTCCTTTCGGCGACTGCCTTGGTCGATGCCCAGAAGTAGTTCAGGTCAGCGTAAAGTGACGGGTAAAGCACCCCACCTTTTCCTTCCAGTTCCTGCCCGTCTTCAAACGTAATCTTTCCAGAGAAAGCGTTGTCTGGAGCGTGGAGAAGGATATGCTGTCCGGCGAAGTCATCGATGGTCCGTTCGGTCTTCACCCTGCCCTCTTTAACTAGTTCCTCGAACCGGTCGTCCTGGCGCAGGTATTCCGTGCTGCGGATTACCGAGTGCGTTCGCATCGAGTGGTAGACGCCTTCGTGAGTCGTCTCCAACCCCTTCCCTGCGTCCCAGATCCAGTGGTGGATCACATGCGCGGCCACCTCTTCGGGGATTTTTGAGCCTCCGTCTGCTGTCTTGCGCAAGTTGTTGATCCTCTTGCGAATCCGGCGGAACAAATCTTCCGATTCCGTCTTCGATCCCGATGCCCGTTTCGCCACTGCCGCTCTCTTCTTGTTCGCCTTCGATGCGTAGGTGGTTTCCCCTTCACCGGTCAACCACATATTCAATTCGACTGCGTCCAGGGTTGCCCATTCACCGAACCCGAGAAGGTGACCGATGAATCCTTTCTTGCCCTCACCTATGCCGACAATTCGCTTCAATGCCGTTTCCAGTTTCTCAGGGTTGCCCTTGGCATCACGGATTGTCTCGACGGCATCCTGCAAGTTGCGGAGGTTGAATGCATTCTTCTTCGGGATCCCGACCGCTCCGGGTTTGTAGGTGCCTTCGGGATTCTTCTCAGTCGGTTTCTTCTTCGACCGGAGATCATTTCTCCCGAATGCATCACGGAGGATGAGTCCACTCTCCCAGTCCGGTTTGCGGAAGATACCTTTCTCGATGTTGTCGAGTGCCTTCTGCCCGTCCTCGGTTCCCAACCAATAGGCCGCCAGTTCTTCCGGTCGCATCTGGTCCTGCCCCTTCTTGCCGACTGCCATGTAGAGCGGGTCCGGATCGAATTCGATACCGTGCTTCTCTGCATGTGCCTTGATGGTAGACACATCGATGGCATCCGCCCCGATGGAGGCAATCGTGATCCAATATGCTTTGGCGACATCCCTGGGTGAGGTTTCCCCGTTGAGTAGATCCTCCCGCTTTTCGAGAATGTAATCGATGACAGGGTCCAGGTATTCCGGGTAACTCCCCAGCATCGCGACCATCTCCTTCGTCGGAGTGAGTTTCACGTTCTTCAGGTAGTCGCGAACCTCGTCCGATGACATCCCTTTCACCTCCGCCTCCAGCATCTTTGCCGGCGAAAGAACTGAATATGTGATCTCATCCCGCCCCTGATCGAAGCGTTGCGAAAGCGGAATCACGTTGCCGTCTGCGTCTTCCGTTACACTCGCGCCGTCCTTGATCGCTCCTTGCTCAATTATAGCGATGGATTCGACCACGGTAAACGGATCGTCAAGACCAAAGTCGTCCAGCCTGGTCCCTGTAAATCCTCGATTCCTCAATTCCTCAATGACTTCCGCCACCTCGGACTCGATCCCTTGCGCTGGGTCAAGGAACATATAACCAGTGTCACCCTCTTTCCAGAAACCCTTTTCCCTCGCTATTTCCTGTACCGTCTGCTCGTCCGCAAATGGACCTTTCACGTAGAGTCCCAATGTCCTGCCTGAATACTTTTTCCCTGCTGTTCTGCCTTCACTATAGGAATCTGCTACTTTCTCATCTTGCGTCACAAACAGAGGCAATCGGAAAACGTCGCCCTCAACGTAGGTTGATGCTGTGCCATGAAATGCTTGCTCATACCCTGCCGCCCGTGCTGCCTCATCCACCATCTTCCGCACCGTCTCCATATCCCCGGCCTCGACCGCCGCTAGGTAGTCCGTGTCCATCTTAGAGGTCGAAAGAACCGAATAGGTGATCTCATCCCTCGTTGCGTCGAACCTCTTAGAGAGCGGGACCACGTTGCCGTCTGCGTCGTAGGTGACGGGATCGGCGGATTTGATGTTCTCAGGTGAGTATACAAAGTAGATCAGGTCATCGTCCACCTCGATTTCGACATCGCTTTCTGGAATTGCTCTGACTCCCCACACATCCTCCGCCATTGTTTCCAACGTCGTCTCAAACCTCCTGGGAGAGTTTAGTTTTAGATAAACTCCATAGAGTGAGGGATTCTCAGTTTTCGATGGAGTCGAGGTCGAAAGTTTATCCAGTTTCTTTGCTGCGTCAGGTTCCTGTTCGCGGATCATGTCCGCCATTTCTCGAAGCGCCCTTGGGATGTCGTCCAGTGACTCTCGGTCTGCATCCATTGCGCCAGAGTCCCAGAGAGACTCGTAGGCCGGCATATCCCAGATCTCCGCTTCAGTTGTTTCGGGGATCGATCGGATGATGGTGTTTACCTCATGGACCCACCATGCAAGTTCCGCTTCCTCTTCCCCAAGTCCTCGCGCATACGACCCGGCTTTTTCCTCGTTGGTAGTGAAGGAAAACCCGTCCCTGTTGATTCCGGAGGTTTCCCCGATCCGACTGCGATCAAATTTCAACCCCTCCAACGCCCTCGGTGACCCGTGCCATGCTCTGACTTTGTATCCCGCCGCCTTCGCCGCCTCATCCACCATCCGTTGCGCGGTCGCCATGTCGCCGGCCTCGACCGCTGCCATGTAGTCAGCATCCATCTCAGGCGAGATTGCAATCGTCGAAAACGTCGCCGGCGCCTGTCGTCCACGCGTCAGGTCTTCTGCCATCCTGACCGCTTCGTTCTCCACCTCTCGGGTGAATTGCCGCCCCTCCTGCATGCCCAGGGATTTCTCGAGCATAGCCTCGAGTTCCGGGTCGATACCCTCCTTCTCACGCACCTTCCCGATCGTTTCCGCTCTACGCTGCATTGCACGGAAAATGTCCCGATAGGCTGCCATGGCGCCCCCGAGTCCGGAGTCGATCATGTTAGAGAACAGTTGTCGATAAGTTTGACCGACCTCCCCGAGATCTTCCGATCGGGTCAGGAAGTAGGACCGTACAATCGTGGAATATGCCTCCTTCACATCCGACTCGACGATCTCCCCTTCCTCTGGGAAGAGGACGATTCCGGAAATTTCCTCAAACCTGCGCAGCTTATCGAGAAGGAAGTCCATTCCCATCTCGCCCATGATCCGGCCTGCGTCCGCCTCCGATGTCTCCTCCAGCACAGTCGCCAGGGTTGCTCCGCGGAAAAGTTCCACGTTCCGGACGAAGATGCCGTCCGCGAATTCATGCGACGATCGACCGAGGATCAGGTGGATCATTTCCTTGTCGCCCTCATCCTGTGATGCTGCCATCGCGGCCGCCTCCGCCTCCTTGAATTCCTGCTCTGTTTTCTCCCCGAGGTCATCAATTTCGGAAACATCCTGCTGAGACCCCTCGGCTTGCTCCCTGTCTGCCTGCTCCTCGCGTTTCCGCAGTTGTTCCTTGTCTCCACCCTCCTCACGCTCCTGCTGCGTTGTACGCGATTCTGGGGAGAACATGAAGCGAGTCCGAACACCCCTGCCCTGGTTCTTCTCGATGTGGCTGAGAAGGGTTCGGGTATCTTCCGACAGGTCGACCTGCCTCTCCGTGAGAATTTTCTGCTGCCGTCCCTTCGCTTCCTCGAATGTCTTGAAGAATTGCGTAGCCGGCTGCATTTCGACGAATGTCCCGTCCTGCTGCTTCACCTCCTGAACGAGTCCCCATCCCTGTTCTGTCTGGACAATGGAAGGAAGTAGACCTGCCGTCTGTAGAACATCGAGTTGCTCCCGCGATTCGAGCATCTTCTTCATCGCTTCCCGCGCCCCGATGGCGCCGTCGGTCGCTACCTCATCGAGGGATCTGCCATCCATCCCGATATTCGCCATGGATTCGCGCAGCTTCGCCTCTGCTTCCGTGAATTTCTTACCCTTCGCCAGTTCGGAGATGTCGAGCGCATCGTCCAGGTTGATGCCGAATCCCCGGAGCAGTTCCGGTTGGGTGAGTGACTGCTGCAATTGCAGGTTGTCCCGTACGCTTCCCGCTCCCACGCCCAGAAGGACCAACGGCACCACTGCGGCGAACAATTCCGGCTGCCGCTTGATCTGCTCGTTGATGATCGCTCCCCACTCAAAGTCTGGAAAGTCCTGCTCTGCTGCATCGACGAATTCCTCCACGATCTCCGCCGACAGCAGTGGCGCCACATCCTGAAAGTTTTCCGTGGTCATCTCTGCCACCGTTCCGGATGCGAGTCTCTCCAATCCTCGAACGACCCGTCCTGGTGCCGTCGTGTTCCAAACCCACTTGTTGAACATGTTCGAGATGATCGGTGCCTTTCCCAGCAGGATCTTCGCGTTGATTTTTTCCGACAATCCCTGGAACGGTGCCGCAATGAGGGATGCAGTGTGCGCGTGTTCGTCGGAGAGTCCCTGTTCCTTCAGTTGATAGAATCCCTGGTCAGCCATTGCCGCGGAGTTCACGACCATCCCCACGTAGGGAACCATTGCCATCGCGGTGTAGGGAACCGATCGGGTCGCATCGAGGAGACCCTGCCCAAGCAGACCTTCATGCCTCGACGGGTCGACGACTATCTCCGCGGTCTGCCTCATCTGGTTGTGGATGTTGAGCAATTTCTGCTGCCTTTCCAGCTTCTCGATGCCCTGCTTGATGAGTTCAGGGTCTGCCTTCGATCCGGGCCGGACATCGGTGAAAAGTATCTCATCCTCTCCCGCCCCGCTCCGCATGTAGGAAATGCTGGTGATGTCGTCGAGGGTTTCCGGAGTCCCGTAGAAAAGAGGGTTGTCCTGCTTCAGGTATTTGAGCTTCGCCTGTATGTCCGTCCGTTTCAGACTGCTGAGCGGTCCATACCCCAAATCCTGA